CAAATTTTGTGGTTATGTCGATCAGCAGAACTGACGCTGATGGCGTGTCTCATGGGTTGGAGCACTAGCCACATCAAGTTGAAAGGTCTCAAAAGCTCTCCATTCTAGAGTCAAAATTGTTTGGCGTTCAAAGGATAAATGAGGTTGTGTCTGGACTTGTGTCAGGTAGTGGTAAGTTCAAACTTATTCCCCCTGAGGTTCTCTCCAACGAACTTGAGGAGGAACTCTGTAATTCGAAGCAACTAATTGAGGCAATAAAAACCTATTCATCAGAGGGATTGATTGAGAAAAGCAAGTCGTTAGTCGTGAACTGGCTGAAATCTCAAACACCTGATTATTTCAAATTCACCAAATCTTACAAAGAAACCAGCTATTCGAACCCAAACATGCTGTCGGCAGATGAGATGATAGTCAAAAACAATGAATTGGTTGCAGAAAATTACATGAAGTACATATCTAGATACAGCCCAGGGTCTACAAGATATCGACAATCCTTGTGTTTTTACAACCAGTCCTTGGAAACTCTGCCATTGAAAGCTTGGCTGCCATTCCCATTTCTCAGACCTGGGCCTACAGGACTTGACCCCTTCTCAGAAATAGTCAAATATGACTTGCCAGAATGGCTATCCTTGTTCCATGGTTTAAAGGACAGTGATGAGTCAGCTCACGAGTTTGGAGACGGGAGGTTTATAAAGGCAAAGGTGGCTAGAAACCCCTCAAATGGAGAGAGAACAAAAACAGTCACACTGATAAGCAATTTCCCTTTCCTGGACTTGATAAAGAGAACCAAGAGGGACTGTCACAAGACTAGGAGAACTTACCCAGAACTGGAGAGGATGATGACTGATACCCTCAACTGGTGCAAAGATAAACCTGAGCCATATTTAGGCAGAGAGTCAGTCCACCAGATGTGTGATGAATTACCAGGATCAGAGTTCGGTTGCTCTACTAAGTTGATAAAGGATCTGTTGTCGGCCTGTAACTCAAAAGTCACAGACACCAATCTGATGTCGTATTACGACTGCATACACAATATTTGTCTGTCTATAACGAGGTCTTACAAGAAGCTGCCTTTTTGTAATGGTGGATCATCAAGGAAGGGGTCTTCCTCGGGGATATACAGAGTTTCAATGTCAATAGAGTGTGTCAGGGGCCGTCAGGGAGTTGTTTTGTCATTGATAAACCAGGGGATATCATCGCTCAAAGACAATTCTTTTTTCTGTGTAGGAAGCTACTTGCCAACGCCGGACTTCGTTGTCATGCACAATGATCAACCCACAGATTGTTACAACATGAACATACCAGACCTAAACTGGTATTTACTGCTGTATTATAAATCATTGTCACTGTCTGTATACAACACAGGTTACCAACTGAGTCAACAAGGACACATATCTCACATAACGGAGAGAACAAACAATATCTTAACCAACCTGCTAATTCTGTCATTGAACAACTCAAAATTTTCTCAATGCAGTGAAAAGATGAGATACTGTTTTGTGAACTCAACTGGGATGTCAAATGGATGTCAGGGGATATTTGAGGACATGATGGTCGATGTTAATGGAAACTTCATAGGGTACCCTCTTGATCTAGACAAGTGGACGATGTACAAGCCTTCGAGCTTCTTGGAGTCTCTATATATGCATAGAATGGCAAAGCTAACACACCTCATAGAGCATTTTTCTGTATCAGGTAGGCTGTCTGAGTTGAAGGTTCTGAACATTGCTGATAAGTTGGACAAGAAAGTGAGCATAAGGTTTTGGAGAACATGTTTCCCGAACGAGAGTATATTCACCTCAGAGGATGGCAACGTTTACAACAATTTCTATGTTTGTAAAATGCTAAGCATGGAACGACACAATGATTTGATGAGCGAAACATTAATATTTGAAAAGCAGCTCAAGAATAGAGACAAATTTTTGGAAGTCAAAACATCAGCTCCTGTCACTGGTGAGGCTAGACAACTGAGTGTTCCCAGAACAGAGGAAGACTTCATCAAAAATTTAGAGTTAAGTTTAGCCGTCGACGGATTTGATCTACACAGACCTAATTTGTACCTATTTTCTTTGATGACGATCAGCTCAATTTACAAGTTCAGACGGTTGTCATCAAAATCTGTTGACTTAAAGGAAGCGTCCTTGGACTATGATCTGCCCTCTTGTTTCACAAAATTTACGTCTGAAGGCGTAATAAACAACAGGGGTTCAGCTTCTTTGGAGGGCGAGCACGGATTGAATCCAAGCCGAACTGAGAAAACTGGTCCTTATGTCAAACAGGGCACTCTGAAAGCTACACAAAAGGCCAAGTCTTATGAAACAATAATGAAATATCTGTCCATGGTTAAATCAGATGAATATTGTGGGAGGGTTGCAGACCTAAGCACACGAGATAAAAGGAGGAGATTCAGATCAGAGAAAATACCCGAAGTTGAAGCAAACAATCTAACCAAGGAGGATCATGTGTCGGTTTCCAATCTACCTGTGGAGCTATGGCCTTGCTTGCTGCACGCCTTATACAGAAGTGTCCCGGTTGTCACAAGATTATTT